TAGCTAGTCTTGGGTTGTCTTTTATTTCTTGGTTTTTAATCTGCTTACACTGGTCATATACTTCACGAGGAAAGTGGTTATTTTTAATAGCAGTACTAATAAACTCTGCTTGTTCACTAGAAAATAAATAAGCTATTTTTATACGGTCAGTATGTAATAAGGGATTCTCATAGAAATAACAGAACCAATAAGCCAAACGAGAGAGATCAGATAGGTCATCAGTACATATATCTTGATCTAACTTCTGCAAAAGACTTAACTCTGGTTTGTTATTAAATGCTTTCAAGAAAGCTCTTAACTTAGATTCTTTAGTAAATCTAATCTCATTTTCATTAAGAACAGTATTAGCAACTGCCCAGAATGTATAAGGACATTCTAGTTCTACCATACGATAGAGTTTTTCATGCATTTCCTGTACATCATCTACAAGTTCTACAAGGTATAACTCATACTGTGCA